TATTGACAAAGAGCCTGCTTCTCTTTTTAGAGGTATTTACGATATACTATATGAGGCATTAGATAGTAAGTCAGTACCACAAGCAATTTTAATTATAGCTGGTTATCAGTACAAGGCAGCCTTTGTTGCAGACCAAGAAATAAATATGGTCGCTTGTTTAACTGAAATCATGGCCAGTTGTAAATTTAAATAGTGATAGGCGGGCATAGTTTAGGAGTAAAATATATCCTTGCCAAGGATAAGTCATGGGTGCGATTCCCATTGCCCGCTCCAGAAAGTTTATTATGTACGAATTAAAAGATTACTTAAATGCAATAAATTTTGATAAGAAACCCTTGTTAGATAGTGAGGACCTAACATGGGAAAAGAAATATCCTCCCTTTATAATCAACAAGTGTTTGTCTATGCACTATGATTGTATTGCTCAAGCAAATGAGATGAATGGTTATCACTTCTTGGATAAGAAGCTACAGTTTCATTTTTACATAAATAGTATCAGGAAGAGTAAGCGATTTGGTGGCAAGTGGTTATCACAAGCCAAATTGAAAAATATTAATTATGTCAAAGAGTATTATGGTTATAGTAATGAGAAGGCTAAAGAGGCTTTAAGCATATTAACCGACAAACAAATTGACGATATAAAAATAAGCCTAGACAAAGGCGGGAGAAGAAAAAAATGAGTGAAGAAATTTCATGGTCACCGGATAATATGTTAGAGGTCACCATTAAACAACCAGACGACTTTTTAAAAGTTAGAGAAACCCTTACAAGAATTGGTGTTGCAAGTAGAAAAGATAAAACATTATACCAATCTTGTCATATTTTACACAAACAAGGTAAATATTACATAGTACACTTCAAAGAGTTATTTGCTTTAGATGGCAAAAAGGCTACACTAGTCGCTAACGATATTCAAAGAAGAAACACAATTGCTATTTTATTACAAGATTGGAACTTAATAGATATAGTTGTTAAATCAGCTGCTGAAGATAAGGCACCATTAAGTCAAATCAAAGTATTACCGTTCAAAGAGAAAAAAGAGTGGAATCTATCTGCCAAATATAATATTGGCAAAAAAGTTGACGATAAACAAGATAGCGATAATGCAAGTACCAAAGTTTAAAGAATTTATAACTGAAGAAAAAGAAAAACCTTTTTTAAGGCTTTTGATTATTACAGATGAGCCTGAAGAAGCAAAGACTTTTCATACTGCTGATAGATTAAAAGAGGAATGTGATAAGTTAAGTTATCCACATTATCTATTTAAACTTACTGGTGGTTACACTACTTTTGAAAATAGTGTCCGTAAATTTCATAACAAAGACGATAAAAAAGGTTTTGAAGTTGGCGCTATGACAGTTGCAATTGTAAGAGGTTCTATAACTAGAAAAGATAGTTGGATGGACTTTGTATCAATACTAGAAAGAGCAAATGCAACACTTGTAAATCCTAGAACTACAATTAATGTGTGTGCTGACAAATATAGAACAGCATTAAGACTTGCAGATTATGGTTTAACACAACCAAAAACAAAATTAATTAACGACCCCGAAAAATCTATTGAACAAGTAGAACAAGCCGACATTAAGTTTCCTTTGATTATGAAAACATTGAGAGGTAGTAAAGGTGTTGGTGTTTTATTTTTAGATAGTGAAAGAGGTTTAGATTCTATTGTACAACTTATTCACAAACAAGATGAAGACGCAGATTTATTAGTACAAGAATATATTAAAACAGAATATGATGTTAGAGTACATATTTTAGGTGGTAAATTCTTAGCGGCTATGAAACGACCAGTAATCGAAGGTGATTTTAGGTCTAATGTATCGCAAGGTTCTAAACCACAAAATATTAAATTAACAGAATTAGAAATTGAAGAATGTTTAAAAGCTTCTAAAGCAGTTGGTGGTTATTGGACTGCTGTTGACTTTATACCTAGTAAGAATAGAGAAAGTCAACCACCATTTATGTTAGAGGTAAACTCATCACCAGGCACAGAGGGTATTGAAGACGCAACCAATATGAATATTGCAAAAGAAGTTATTACACATTTTGCAAAAGAAGAAAACAGATATACAGTACCAACTGAATGTGGTTTTAAAGAAATACTAACAATCAAACCTTTTGGTGAATTAATTTCAAAATTTGATACGGGTAATTCAGGTATGCCAGTTATTCATGCCGATAAGTTTCAAGTAGAAAAAAATAATACGATTAGATGGTCACTATTAGGTAAAACTATTACCTCTAAAATAGTTAAAACGGAAGAAATCTCGGTAGGTGGCCTACGAGATTATGAAGAAACCAGATATGTGGTCAAACTTGATGTAGAGTTTGCTGGTGGCTTCTATAAAGATGTAGAATTTACCATAGATGATAGAGAAGATAGAACACCTATCTTACTTGACAGAGCATTTATGAAACGATTAAATGTTATGGTAAACCCACAAAGAAAATATGTGATAACAACTAAATATAGCATAGATTAAACTGAAGGAGATATTATGTCAGATGTGAAAATAGTAAGATTACAAACAGGTGAAGATGTTATTGCCAAAATGGAAAAAGATACCATGGGCAATTATACATTTGAAAAACCATTTGTAATAATCCCAACTCAATCAGCACCAGGTCAACCAGTACAATTAATGATGACGCCTTATATGCCTTACGCAGACGAGGATAGAATTACAATTGCACAAGACAAGGTGGTGACTACTGTTAAACCAAAAAAAGAAATATTAGCTTCGTATCAAAAAAATACAAGTAGCATACTTACGCCAAATGCAGAATTAATTACTGAAACTAAAGTACCGAAACTTTAATGGATGTTTATTTTGTAAGAGATGGCTCAAAGATAAGAGTAGAGGTTCCAGATAACGAACAAACCACTCTTATGGAAGCTGCTAAATTTCATTCGCCAGTACCAATACACGAAATACCAGCCGATTGTGGTGGTAGTTGTGCTTGTTGTACTTGTCATGTTCATGTAGATGAAAAGTGGCTTGCCAAAGTAGGCGAAATAGATTATAATACACCTGAAATTGAATTACTTGAATACGAAAAAGGTTATATCGAGGGCAAATCCAGATTGGCCTGTCAAATACAATTAAAACCTGAACTTGATGGATTAACAGTACACTTGAGGAAAGATGAACTTTTATAAAAATGTTATAGAACATAGAGGCAAACTACTAGTCAGAGGCATACACGAAGGCAAAGAATACAAAGAGAAGTTAGACTTTGGTCCTACTTTATATGCTCTTACACAAGAACACTCACAATACAAAACTCTACAAGGTCAGTATTTAAAACCTATTGAGTTTACAAGTATAGACGCAGCTCGTAAGTTTCGTAAAGAAGTTGCAACAGCAAATTCTCCTATCTATGGTTTAGAAAGATACCATTATCAATATATTGGTCAAGAACATCCTGAAGAAATCAAATGGGATAAAGACTTAATAAAAATATTCACACTTGATATAGAAACTACTTGTGAAAATGGTTTTCCAGATGTAGAAAATCCTATTGAAGAAATCATTTGTCTTACTGTAAAGAATCAATCTAACAAACAAATATTAACTTGGGGTGTTGGTGATTATCATACAGATAGAACAGATGTAACTTATGTAAAATGTAAACACGAAAAAGAACTCATGTTTGAGTTTATGAAGTTTTGGATTAAAAATCATCCAGATGTTATAACAGGCTGGAATACAAAATTTTTTGACTTACCTTACTTAATGAATAGAATAAAACTAATTGCAGGTGATAAAGTTGCAAATAGAATGTCGCCTTGGAACTTAGCACATAGAGAAGAAATAACTGTAAGAGGTAGAACTCAAACAGTATATAATCTTTATGGTGTTGCTATGTTAGATTACCTTGACTTATACAAATGGTTTATACCACAAAGACAAGAGAGCTACAAACTTGACTTTATAGGTGAGTTAGAATTAAATAAACCAAAGAATGAAAACCCTTACGATACATTTAAAGAATTTTACGAGAAAGATTTTCAAAAGTTTATTGATTACAATATTCAAGATGTTGAAATTGTTGACGCATTAGAAGATAAACTTGGTCTTATTGACTTATCATTAACAGTTGCATATGATTCAAAAGTAAACTATGATGATATATTCTCACAAGTTAGAGTATGGGACACATTGATTGCAAACCATTTAATGCAAAAGAATATATGTGTGCCACCAAGAGAAGAACATAGTAAAGAAACAAAATACGAAGGCGCTTATGTAAAAGAGCCTATACTAGGTGGTCACGATTGGATTGTTTCATTTGATATTAACTCACTATATCCACATATTATTATACAATATAATATATCGCCAGAAAAAATACTAGGTGAAAGTGGTCAAGGTGTTGATGTAAATAGAATGATTGATATGAAAGTACCACTTAATTATCTTAAAACAGAGGGTGCCTGTATTACACCTAACGGTGCAAAGTTTAAAAATGATAGTCAAGGTTTCTTGCCTGAAATGATGGAAAAGATGTACAATGACCGTGTTACTTTTAAACAAAGAATGATTAAGGCAAAAAAAGAATATCAAAAAAATCCTAGTAAAGAACTTACAAGAGAGATTGCAAGATGTCATAATATTCAATGGTCAAAAAAGATTGCCTTGAACTCAGCTTATGGTGCAGTTGGTAATCAATACTTTAGATATTATGATGTTAGGCAGGCAAGTGGTATCACAACGGCTGGTCAGTTTATTATTCGTTTTATTGAAAAGAAAGTAAATGAATATTTAAACAATATACTACAAACAAAAGACCATATAGATTATATTGTTGCGTCTGATACAGATAGTATCTATGTTCGATTTGGTAAACTTGTAGAAAAAACTTGTCAAGGTAAAACAAATGACCAGATTACAGACTTCTTAAATAAAGTTTGTGAACAAAAACTAGAACCATATATTGAAAAATGTTTTGATGAACTTGCAGATTATTCAAATGCTTTTAAAAATGCCATGGTTATGAAACGAGAAGTAATCGCCAACAAAGGTATATGGGTTGCAAAGAAACGATATATGCTAAATGTTATTGATGAAGAAGGCGTTAGACTTGCAGAACCTAAACTTAAACTTATGGGTATCGAAGCTGTTAAGTCTTCAACACCTCAGGTCTGTCGTGGTAAAATTAAAGAAGCTATTAAAATTATTATGTCTAAAGAACAAACAGACTTACATAAATTTATTGCAGATTTTAAACAAGAGTTTTTAAAATTACCACCAGAAGCAATTGCTTTTCCTAGAAGTTGTAATAATATTAAAAAGTATGCAAGTAACAGTAGTATCTTTATTAAAGGCACACCTATTCATGTAAAAGGTGCCTTAATATATAATCATCAACTAAAGAACTTAAATCTTGGTATGAAATATCCTTATATACAAGATGGTGATAAAATTAAGTTTCTTAAATTGAAAGAGGCTAATCCATTTAAGTTTGATGTGATTAGTTATATGTCAACTTTACCTACGGAGTTTAAATTGAAAGAATATGTTGATTATGAGATTCAGTTTCAAAAAACTTTCCTAGACCCTATGCGTTTTATATTAGACGCAATAAATTGGAAGGCAGAACCAGTTGCCAGTCTGGAGAGTTTCTTTGGATAATCTACCAAACAAAAAATACGGAGTGATATATGCAGACCCTCCTTGGTTATTTAAAACGAGGTCAGATAAAGGAAAGGATAAAAGTCCTGAAAGACATTATCCTGTGCTTAGCCTCGCTGACATTTGTGCTATGGGTGTTGGCGACATTGCTAAACCTGATTCAGTCCTCTTAATGTGGGTATGCGACCCAATGTTAGACCAGGCGTTTAAAGTAATAGACGCCTGGGGTTTTAAATATAAAACAGTAGGCTTTACATGGGCGAAGACTAATAGAAAGTCTTTAGGTTTTTTTACAGGTCTAGGTTATTGGACTAGAGGTAATCCTGAAATGTGTTTACTTGCAACTAAAGGAAGACCAAAAAGAAAATCTAAAAGTGTAAATCAATTAATCATATCACAAAGACAAAGACATAGTGAAAAACCACTTATACACAAAGATATTGAAGACTTGGTGGATGGTCCTTACATTGAATTATTTGCAAGAAAAAAACCAAGAGATGGTTGGGATTATTGGGGAAATGAGGTATAGAGCTTGACTTTGGCGATATTATATAGTATAATACCATTATTATTTGTATGTTTATTATTATGGATGTGGAATGGCGAAGACCCTAGATAGAGAAGAAGCACTACATTGTGCTAATGTGTTTAATAATTATTTTGGCCAGTTTAGTCGTATTGACCAATATATGCGTGACCAAAAGATGGCACAAATAGATACTATACCAGCTCCTCTGCCTGGTATGGGTTTAGATTCTGATATGTTTGATGATTTTACAATGTCGCCAGAGGTCATGGATTTACAAGTTGTTGAATTAGATAATCATACATGGGACACTTCTATAAATTTAATATCAAGTCATAGTAATATGGTCAGTATACCTGGCAAGGCATTAAAACTTGCAGTAAAAGAAATGAATACAGGTAAGTATGTTGGCTTTATGAGATTTGGTTCGCCTGTAATAAATTGTAAACCTAGAAACGATATGTTAGGTAATGTACCTAACTTAACAGTATTTAACAAGACCACTATTATGGGTTTTGTTATTGTGCCTACACAACCATTTGGTTTTAATTATCTTGGTGGTAAATTATTGGCAGCCCTTTGTTGTTCTCACGAAGTTAGAGAGAAGTTAAATAAGAAATATGATATGAACTTGGTAATGTTTGAGACCACTAGTTTATATGGTAATAGTAAATCTGCTAGTCAATATGATGGCATGAAACCTATGTTAAGATATAAAGGCCTAACTGATAGTGATTTTATACCTATGATACATGGTAAACCATTTAAAGATTTACAAAATTATGTTGAAAGTAGAGTTGGCCATATTGTAAAAGAAGACGCTTCAAGTAGAAAACTAAAACTTACAAATGCAATTATTGGTTTAATTAAAAAGACTTTAACTGGTGATGAACTAGATAAATTTAAAACAACAATTGTAAATGCCAAGAAACTTACAGAAAGAAAAAGATATTATGTATCTAATTATGGTATAGAAAACTTTATAGATATTGTAAATGGTAAAACAGACAAGATTGTAAGAGCACCAAACTATGAAAGATATTATGATAATGAACTAATAGAATGGTGGCGTAAGCTTGCGACAAAAAGGTGGAATAAATTAAATGAAGATGGCCGTTTAAGAAATGACCTAGAAGTTTGGACTAGAGATAGTAAGATAGATATAATTAGATAAATATTATGATGGCAATACCAGAAAAAGAATATATAAATTTAAAAGAATATTGGGATTTTCAAAGAAAAAAGGAATACAATAAAGAAAAGGTCATAAAAATGTGTGAGAGTTTTGGTGGTAGATTATATGACCAATTTGGTCAAGTACCTTTACAAGAAATAAAAGATACAATATGGACAAAAATACCACAAAGCGAATACGAAGAGCCACCAAGTGATTGGGTTCCTGAGGATCCTAAGTATAGATTATGGAACGAATGAAAGGAAGCTTGACAATTTATGAAAATAGTATATAATAGAACGCAACACAGGAGAAATTATGAGTGATTTTTTAAAAGATATTATAAAAGAAACAGGTAACGAATACGCTACACTTGCCAAAGATGGTGTTGCTGGTGGAGATGTAGATAGTTTTATAGATACTGGCTCTTATTCTTTTAATGCGTTACTTTCAGGTTCAATTTACGGTGGCCTACCAGGCAATCGTATCACAGCAATTGCAGGTGAGGCTGCTACAGGTAAAACTTTCTTTGCGTTAGGTGTTGTAAAGTCCTTTTTAGAGGCAGACAAAGACGCAGGTGTAATCTACTTTGAATCAGAGAATGCTATATCAAGAGATATGGTTGAGAGTAGAGGTGTTGATAGCACAAGACTTGTGGTAATGCCAGTTGCAACAGTACAAGAATTCAGAGCTCAATCAATTAAAATTATTGACAAATATTTGGAACAACCAGAAGACAAACGAAAACCAATGATGTTTGTATTAGATAGTTTAGGTATGTTATCTACTACAAAAGAAATGGAAGATACGGCTGCTGGTAAAGAAACAAGAGATATGACAAGGTCACAAATTGTTAAATCTACTTTCAGAGTGCTGACTTTAAAACTAGGTCAAGCAGGTGTTCCTATGATAATGACTAATCATACTTATGATGTGATTGGTTCTATGTTTCCACAAAAAGAAATGGGTGGCGGTTCAGGTTTGAAATACGCTGCTTCATCAATCGTTTATCTAGGTAAAAGAAAAGAAAAAGATGGTACCGAGGTAATAGGTAATATTATACATTGTAAAAACTTTAAATCAAGAATAACAAAAGAGAATGCTCAAATAGATGTAAGACTAACTTA